CAATAATAAATAATAAGGAATCATGAAGAAAACAATAAACATAGCAAGTTTGCTTGAAGAGTGTAAGCAATACACTAAACTTTACTCTGTTACGCATGGAGATGTTCTTTTAGATAAAGTAGATGAACAAGGTAACATCTTTTTGAAAGTTTTACCTTTAGACAAGAACCTGATATTAAAACTGGATAAATACGGAAAGCTGTATGAAAACGGAATATGTGTGCTGTCTCCTACTTTATATGATACATGGGAAAATTTTGATCCTCGTAAAACTACAATAGAATCTCCCTTTGAGGCTGGAATGGTCGGTTATAATGAACATCTGAATGAGTTTGGTATAATATCTGGTGATGGCTCTTTTATGGAGAATGCAGATGGGAAAAGGATTGTTCCTATTAACCGTCTTGCTACAGAAGTAGAGATAGACATTTGGAATCAAGAGAATCATAAAAAGCACCGGCATTATTCTATTCCAAGAAAGGAATACGTTTATTATTTTCAACCTTTCGACAAGGTGCTTGTAAGGAACAATAAAG